GAATGATTTACGCATATTAGTTTTTCCTTGTCCGAATCGCGGCGCTAATCCGATCCCGCTCCTTATGTAGAATCTTAAGTGCATCAGCACTTGTGGCTTCGCCTGTGCCTTGGTTTACAAGAGCAAGACACGCCTCCCGCTCGGCGGCAATCAGATCAAAAATGCAGTCGGCCACAGGGGCATCAACAAAACAGCGAGTACGTTCGTAAATTAAATTTTCAAGTTCATCTCGGGTCATTTCGGTTGCTCCTGTTCACCCCTCGCCCGGATAGCGTCTCTTGCGTGCATGTATGCCCAGTTGTGCCGCTGCTGCACTTCGGACACCGGGCCAGAAATGATGAGACTATCAACCGTCAATTCACACGCCTCCCGCTCGGCTTTCACCGCAGCATCCAGCAGCCCACAAAACTGTGTTGTCCGCTGCCCATCGGCACACTTGCGGTAACCGTCGCGGGTCAAGTCTCCTCTCAGCCGCTCGTTCTCCGCCTCCGCTTTTTGCAGCTCATCAAACAACTCGCCCCTGTCTTTCACCAGAGACACGTATACATCTCTGAGGTAAACATTCTCCTCATGCAGTCGGCGTATTTCGGCAGCAGCTTCACGGGTGTAGTCGCTGCCCCAGACTGCGTTACAGCAACACTCGAAGCTGGCGTAGGCGCAGCAAGTGCAACCGTCGCCATTTTTCTCGAGCGCGTTTGCTAGTTCTAGGGTTTTGGATTTGTGAGCCATGGCTAGTTAGCCTTTGGCGGCTCGAATTTACCGACGTTGACGACCACTTCCTTAATGTAATTGGCGATCTCGTCGACGCTGTCGTTGATCAGATCAGGCGGGATGGATTTACCTGCAGCAATCTGCATGGCACCGAACACAAAGCCGATGCCACCGGCTAGTTCTTTAATGAGCGTCTGGAGATTTTCCATTTCGAAGTTACCGTCTTTGGTTACCTCGAAGATGGCTTCACGGATATGTTCGCGGATATTAGTCTTGAGGGTTGTCATGATTGGTTTTCCTGTTTCCTACGTTGTTACCGATTAGTCGTTTACGTCCGTCGCGGGTTACGCACATCTGGCGTATACGGTCTGTCTCCAGACCTAATGCGTCGCATACCCAGCTGAAGGACCCGACGTGGTTCTTTCGTGAGTACACATAATTGAGGGCCTGTTCGCGTTCGCCTAGGTACCGGCTGTCGAAGTCACGAACAGCCTGCAGCAACACGCTGGCCCACAGCATCTGATACTCAGCGTTTTCTCTTTTTAGTGAATCGTATTCGTTGTCGAAGTCTGGTCTGAAATATTGCATGGCACGCTACTGTCCCTCTGCCCTAGTTTCTCCCCCTCCGACCTGATGGCCGAAGGGGGAGAGCATGGTGCCGTTTTGGATAAGGATAACGGCCAACCTTCTCTCTGGGACCTTAAGCGGCTCGCATGGGAGCGCAACCTAACGGTTACGCTGCCCTAAGCTGCTTCATGAAGTCCTCGACCTCGTTGGCCTCGGACTCCTGCTGGAGACGCGTAACGATCTCATCCATGAGAGGCAACGCTTCCTGGAAGGACGCGCAGGTTTTGTCGACGTACCAGTTGCCGTCCTCATCGCGGGCGCGCTGCTCGAAGTGATACAGCGGGCTGATGTCGGTGAGATACGCCATCTTGGCGCCGAGCAAAGTGTGCAGGCGATTCAGTGCCATATAGTCACTGTCGACCAGCTCGGGGATACGCTCGTTGGAAGCGTAGACACCGACCCAGTCACCGACGTCTTGGGAGAAGTCGATGCCGTTACCGAGATCCTCGGCAGTCGTCTTGTCGTTGGCGATGTACAGGCGGCGAGCCGCCCAACAGACGCCGTTCATGACGGACTGGACGAAGGTGAGCAGACGCTCCGGCTTGAACTCAGGGCCCGGAACCGGGACTCCCTGATCAAGTTCAGCGCGGACAGCGGCCTGGCGCTCACGCTGCAAACGGAAGAAAGCAAGAGCAATACGCTCGAGCGGATCGTCCGCCTGCTGGGCCTCCACGTACTTGGCAATGGAACCAAGGGTGGTGTTCTTCTCGGACATGTAGCCGATAACGTTGGGGATGAACGATTGGTCTTTGATAGCCATGATTGATTACCTATGGTTGTAGTTACTTACGGTTGATAGTTGTTTACTTTTCGCGGATCAGCTTAGCCAACTCGTTGGCCTCACTGACATCATCGAGCGTGGATTCAATATCCACGTCCAGTGATTCGTGGTCAGTCATCCGTTGTTCGTGGTCATTTAACCAGTCCCAGTTGACGACGTTCAGATTGAGGGTTGTTACATAAGGGTTAGACATTGGTTATTTCTCCAGATCGTCGATATCGCCCTCGATGTCGAGGAGCATCAGAGTGATAACAGCCAACAGGATCTCATCCGGATGTGCCTTGGCGTATTCCAATGCACCTCTGGCTTTGTCCATGGCCTGTTGTACACGGTTGGTTTTAAGGGGTAGATCTAGCTGCTTCATGGTTAGTTACCTTGGTTACTGAACACATATTAGTCACTGACCGCGAGCTCCGAAGGAGCGAGCGTAAGGTCTAGGTCTTGAGGTACGCCCCAGCGATGCCAAGAGGTGGCATCAGCTGCTTCGTCCATAGTCTGATAGTAGTCGGAGATACGGTCGTACGGCTCGTACCACCAACGCTTGGCGTTGCCGTCGTAGTTGAAGGAGGCACGGCCGACGTACCAACCCATGCCTGATCGGAGGGGGATTGGGGGCGAGACCGCGCAGAGTTCGTGGACCGGGTTGACCACGTCTTTGGTTACGTGGGCGTAGAACTGGTCCAGATTGGCCACTGGCAACGAATCGAAGTAGATGACAGGTGTCATTGGTTAGGTGTCCTATATTGGTTCACAGGTGAAACTATTAGTGGTCAGTTGACCGTGGTTAGGGGTCAAAGTCTGAGTTATCCACAGACTGTGTGACGGGTTTAGGTCAATGTGTGCAGGAAAAACGGCATGTGTGCAGGGTTTGAGAGGGGGTGTGTGCAGCAATTTTTCCTTATAAATCAACATGTGTGCAGTGTGTGCAGTCTTTTTTAGAGTTAAATTCAAATTTAAGACGTATATAAAAAATAAACGTCTCTATACACGAACTGAACTTGGAAAATCCCTGCACACACGTCACACATTTTTTGTGTTTCGTTATAAATCAACGACTTACGTCGATCAGTAGAATTTAATTGCGTCACACAACCACCATTTTGTGTGCACACACGGCCATAAAGTGCTCACACATTGGCCCAATGGCTGCACACATAGTCAGAATTGACATGCATATCTGACCACTATTCTGTTGCAACGGACCACGGGCAGATGGCAATGGCCCGTTGTTAGTGGTCACTCCCACCGGCACTCGGCCTGTTGTTCGTTGACGCGGGTCCAGTAGGCACGCAACTCGAGCTTCGCTTCCTCGAGGTCGTTCTTGCAGTCGTACAGGACCTGCACGTAATCGTCCGTCGACCAACACTCGGCGACCCAATGGCCGCCGAGGTCGTAGTTGTCGAGTGCATAACGCTTGAGCAGGTCTACGTTGAGGGTTGTCATGGGTATTAGTCCTGGTGGAAGGTACGGCTGGCGAGGGCAACGCAGGCTGTGAGGAATGACGCAGCCAGGCATGCGATCAGGAGTTCGTAGGTGGGCATGAGCCACGCTATGCAGAACTCGATAGTGGCACCGATGATGAGAACGGTTGAAGATCTAATGTTCATGGTTAGTATTTCCTGGTTAAAGATGGGGAGGTTGGAGGTCCCTCCCCGTGGTGATTAGGTGAAGAGATTGAGAACGCCGAGGACGAATAGAGCTGCCATGTCAGGCTTCTCTTTGGCGTAGGTGATGACAGTCTTGGATGCTTCTTTAGCTTTCTCAGCTGCGAGGTATCCAGCGTCTGGGGTTTGATCCTGGTTGTTGGTGTTGGTGGTCTGGTTGTACTGATCCATGGTAGATACTCCTAGTTAGTGACAGATACACAATAAATACTGACCGCGAGACACGAAGTGTCGAGCGTGATTCGTTGGGGGTTACTGGGGGACAAGGTTCCATAGATGAGATTAAAAACAAGGTTCCAATGGCTAAATTCCGGGAAAGGGGTTGGTGCTGGAGGCGAGGGGGGAGATAGTGAGTGAGCAATTCGGATAGAAAATTCGACCCCCCTACCCCCCTCTCGAAAAAAGGAAACCCGAAAAAATTTTTATAAAATTTTTTTGCAGGGGCCTTTTGCGTATACTCCGCCCACTAACCCCTAACCGGGAACCACTGATGACGGACACTAAGAACTGTTCACGGTGTCAAAAGGAGTTGCCACTAACCTCGTTTGAGCAGCATAAGGGCGGAACACTTAGGAACATGTGTCGCCCATGCAAACTGGCCGCTAACCGTCAGCAACGGTCAGTTGGCTACAGACCTTACCTCACGAACCTGATTTCCAAGAGTAAGGTCACTAGTAAAAAGCGGAGGTTTACCGAATACGAGATTACGGTCGATCAACTAGTCGAACTCTGGGAGTCACAAGACGGCCGTTGTGCGATATCAGGGGTCGTTCTTACTCATCACAACGACGGGACCGGCGTTAAGGACTTCAACGCTAGTATCGACCGGATAGACAGCAACCTGGGATATGTACCAGGGAATGTGCAGCTAGTGGCTTACAGGGCTAACATGTTAAAACAAAGCCTAAGTACGGACATGTTGTACTGGTGGGTTAAGACGATTTACCAGTACTCTTGTGATTAGACAGTATCAGGGCTAATATAAATGCTGCCGAAAGTCCAGGTGTTCGCTATCGAGGGCTTTGACGAGGCCATCATCGGGACCGCCTACAGGGGTGGTCACGAAGTGCTGGTCTACGATGGGGATATAGCCGAGGCCATAGTGGCCGTGCTGACTAGTAAACCCACAACCCTCCACGAGTACCTGACTGGGATCTCCCTGCACAAGCTGGGGGATCAGGCACCGGTTTTTGTATATCTGGACGTAGAAGTAGGTGGAGACCTCAGCGATTCAACAAGAGAACCAGGCACCCCTATCCACTGACACGGCTCATTCTGATGAGCTGATGTCACATGTCGAGTTCCAGTCGTTGACCCCGTACATGGGTCTGACGCTGAGTTCTCTGACTGTACAACAGGAGCGGCTGGTTCTCTACATGGCCCGCGGGATGACTATCGCTGCAGCGGGGCGGGCGGCTGGTTATGCCAGTTATCGCAACGCACTAGATGCAGCTAAGCACCCGTCTGTCGTAAAGGCGCTGGACTACTTCCGCGAGCAGATGCGCGAAGAGGTGAAGTTCACGCGCTCGCACGCACACCAGATGTATCTGGACGCGTACAACGCAGCGGCCACCTCGACGGAAATGAAGAACACGGTGGACTCGCTCGTGAAGTTGCACGGGCTGGCCGCACCGGACAACGCGACGCAGATAAACATCAACGTCAACACCGCTCAGATGGAGCGGATGAGTGATGAGGATCTGCTGAAGTTGGCCGGGAAAGATACTAGCTATCTGGAGCCAGAAGCGCCTTGATAGACGAGATTCCAATGTTGGAGTGCAGAGGGTGTAAGAAGCTACACCCAGAGACCCTGTACTCGAACAGGAAGGAACGCGTTTGCGTCTATTGCAAGGCAGACGAGCAGGAGGGCTTACCTCCAGCTGCGACTGTCGAGCCGGTGAAGTCACCGGAACTAACTGTGAAGGAGCAGGCTCAAAAGGAGCTTGCTTCGCGGATCTTGTCCCGTAAGCGGCTGCTGCCGTTCGTGGAGAAGTTCAACCCTGACTACAACGCCGGTTGGGTGCACAAAGATGTCTGCAAAAGGCTCGAACAATTCTCGCGTGACGTCGTGGATCAGAAGTCTCCGCGTCTCATGTTATTCATGCCTCCCCGCCACGGTAAGAGTACGCTGGCGTCGGTTTCATTCCCGGCTTGGCATCTGGGCCGTAACCCTGAGCATGAGTTTATTAGTTGCTCGTATTCGGGTTCGCTTGCAATGGGCTTTAGCCGTAAGGTACGCCAAGTACTTCGTGAACCGACATATAAAGCGGTCTTCAAGACGCGCCTGGACCCGGATAGTCAAAGCGCTGAAGCGTGGTTGACCACGGCTGGCGGTGGCTTCGTAGCTGCCGGTGTCGGCGGTGGTATCACCGGTAAGGGTGCACACGTTCTCGTTATCGACGATCCGGTTAAGAACCGCGAGGACGCAGAGAGTCAGAACAACCGGGATGCGAACTGGGACTGGTATACATCAACGGCATACACCCGTCTCGCTCCCGGCGGCGGTGTGTTGGTAATCCTAACGAGGTGGCATGATGATGACCTGGCTGGCCGACTTCTTAAATCGGCTCTTCAAGGTGGAGATGAATGGGAAGTCGTCAGATACCCCGCCATCGCCGAAGAAGACGAAGAGTTCCGAAAAGCCGGGGAAGCGCTCCACCCCGAAAGGTACAGTGTCGAAGCGCTCCGCCGCATCGAAAAAGCAGTAGGCCCCAGAGACTGGTCGGCGCTTTATCAGCAGAACCCGGTCGCAGACGATGGCCAGTACTTCACTAGGTCGATGGTTAATTACTACGACCCAGAGGACATCGACGAAGACGCCATGCGTTATTACTGCGCGTGGGACTTGGCCATTGGCAAGAACGATCGCAACGACTACAGCGTGGGCGTTGTCGTCGGCATCAACGAAAACGACGACATGTTCGTGATGGACGTCGTGCGTGGGCGGTTCGATGGCTTTGAGTTGGTCGAGCGAATACTTGACCTATACGAGCAGTGGAAGCCCTCGATCATAGGCATCGAAAAGGGGCATATCGAAATGGCCCTCGGGCCGTTCCTCGAGAAGCGCGTGCGTGAACGCGGGTTATTCGAGGCGTACTTCAAGGATCTTAAGACTGGGCGGCGAGATAAAGAAGCTCGCGCTCGCGCTATACAGGGTCGCATGCAGCAGGGGAAGGTGTACTTCCCGCGCGATGCAGCGTTCTCTGGTCCTTTGATCGCAGAGTTACTGAGGTTCCCAAATGGAACCCACGATGACCAGGTAGACGCCTTGTCGTGGATCGGTCTTATGATGACCGAGTTCTCCACGTATCAGGCCCCAGTTGTACATATACCGTCTTGGCGGGACAAACTCATCTCTCTAGCTCGCGGACCCCGCCAAAAATCCGCGATGAGTGCATAACATGGCTAAGATCAAAACCCAGTCGATCGAAGATCAGCAGCTTGCCCAGCAGCAGTGGAACCGGTACGTCCGGGCCCGTGACAACGGGCATCTGCAATACGTCGAGATGGCTAAGAAGTGCGACGCGTTCTATCGCGGCGATCAGTGGGATCAGGTGGATCTTGCCGCTCTGGAAGCCGAAGGTCGTCCGGCACTGACCATCAACACTATTCTCCCAACAGTGAACACTGTCCTCGGAGAACAGTCCACGCGCCGTGCTGACGTGCAGTTCAAACCGCGCCGTGGTGGCGATCAGGCGGTGGCCAGCGTGCTGACCAAGCTGTATATGCAGATCGCCGATAACAACAAGCTCGACTGGGTTGAGCAGACGGTATTCAGCGACGGCCTCATCATGGACGGCCGTGGTTATTTTGACGTGCGGATGGACTTCAGCGACCACGTTGAAGGTGAGATCCGCATCACGGCCAAAGATCCCCTCGACATCCTGATCGATCCGGATGCGAAGGAGTACGACCCGAAGACCTGGAACGAGGTGTTCGAGACTAAGTGGATGACCCTCGATGAGATCGAGGAACTCTACGGCAAGGACAAGGCGGAGTCGCTTCGCTTCGTAGCCGAGAACGGCAACGGCTTTGGCCGCGACTCGATTGAGTACGAAGAAACCCGTTACGGTAAGACGGATACCAGCCAGGATTACTTGGGTGCTGCTATCCCAGGCAACGAAGATTATCGCAATGTGCGTGCGCTGCGCGTCATCGCGCGTCAGTACCGCAAGATGGGTCGGGCAGATTTCTTCGTTGACCCGAACACTGGCGATCAGCGCGAGGTTCCGGAGAACTGGGGCGAGCAGAAGGCGAAGAAGTTCGCTAAGCAGTACAACCTCAGCCTCATCTCAAAAGTCGTACGCCGGGTTCGGTGGACTGTGACCTGCGACAAGATCGTACTTCACGACGATTGGTCGCCGTACGATGACTTCACCATCGTGCCATACTTCGCGTACTTCCGTCGTGGTCGTCCGTTCGGCATGGTCCGCAATCTGCTCTCCCCGCAGGAGCAGCTGAACAAGATCGCGAGCCAGGAGCTACACATCGTCAACACCACGGCCAACAGTGGCTGGATGGTGGAGAGCGGTTCGCTCGTCGGCATGACGGCGGATGACCTCGAGGAACACGGCGCTGAAACTGGCCTAGTGCTCGAGTACAACCGTGGATCGAACCCACCGGTCAAAATTCAGCCGAACCAGATTCCGACCGGCCTTGATCGCATCAGCCAGAAGGCGGCGCTCAACATTAAGACTATCAGTGGTGTGAACGACTCGATGCTCGGGTCGGACGGCGCTGAGGTGTCTGGCATTGCTATACAGGCCAAGCAGAACCGTGGGGTCATCATGATCCAGGTTCCGCTCGATAACCTGCGTAAGACTCGCCATTATCTCGCTGAGAAGGTGTTGAACCTCGTTCAGAAGTTCTATACTGAACAGCGAGTGATCCAGATCACAAACGAAGATGACCCGCTCAAGCCCCGCGAGCCGCTCGTTATTAACGAGATGACTCCGGAGGGCCGCGTCGTCAATGACCTCACTTTGGGTGAGTACGACGTTGTGATCGGTACCGCCCCGGCGCGTGACTCGTTCGACGAGATGCAGTTTGCCGAGGCTCTTAACCTGCGTCAGGTTGGTGTCGCTATCCCAGATGACGCCATCATTGAATACAGCCACCTGGCCCGTAAGGCCGAGCTTGCCAAGCGCATCCGCATGATGACCGGCGTCGAGCAGACTCCGGAGCAGATGGAAGCCAGCGCGATGCAGGCGGAGATCGCGATGCAGCAGGTTCAGCTGGAACTGGCCCGTATGCAGGCGGAAGTTCAGAAGCTGCAGTCCGAAGCTGCGATCAATATCGCCAAGGTGCAGGACGTTGCAGACGTACAGCCCCAGCTCAAGATGGCCGAACTGCAAACGCAGATCGCCCTCAAGGAGCAGGAGTTGCAGCTGCGGCGTGAATTGGCCGACCTCACTAACCAGACTCGTCGTTCGCAGCAGGAGACGGCTGCAGCGACGCGTATCGCAGCCACTGTTATGCAGACGGCAGCGAAGACGCAGAACCAGGGTACGCCGCGACCCATCCCGAATATGCGGCCGATGACCCCCCAATAGGAGATTGACTATGTCTGAGGACAAGAAGGAAGTAACTTTTGACCGGATGCCGGGCTCCGACCCTGTCGAGGACTCGGCTCCGTCAACCATTGACCTGAATTTTGGTCTTGGCGAGGAGCCTAAGGTCGAGCCGCAGGCGGCTGTTGCTGAACCGGCCGCTGAACCGGCCATCGAAGAGCCAGAAGCACCCGCAGTTCCTGAGGTAAAGACCGAAGTTGAACCGGCCACCGAGCCGGTTGCTCAGGAAGTTGCTGCGCCGGAGCCCAAAATTGCGCCGGAACCGGAAGCTAAGAAGCCAATGGTGCCGAAGTCTCGCCTCGACGAGGTGTTGGCTAAGCAGAAGGCGCTTCAAAAGCAGCTGGATGACCTGATGGCCGCAAAAAATGCGGTTGAGACAGCTCCGGATTCGTACGATTT